GTTTCCCAGTCACGATCGGCGTCGAAGATGACGAAAAGCACGTCCACGACTGTAAACGATTACAAGGCAGAAGTGATCCAGGAACCAGGATTCGTTTTCCTGGAACCTAACGTGAACTGGCCGGTGACAAAAACAGACCGGCGTAACAGCGTGAAGATCACCTATTCTGCAGGATTCGGAACTGCAGCTGGTGACGTGCCGGCCGACATCAGGCAGGCGATCATGTCAATGGTATGGTGCATGTATTACGATCCTGGAAGCCCAATGTGGAAACATGTTCCTGGTGAACGTATCATGGCTATCAGATTACTAGATCCCTGGAAAATCTACCTGCGTGCATGAGTTTTGGCAAACAAGTATCAAAACCGGTAGCCAGTGATTTCTGGAAACCGGCATCGATTGAGAAATGGACAAAGACCGGCACAACAGCCGCGAATGATCCCATTTACACGTGGGCCGAACTTCATGCAATACACGGGAAGCCGCGGGATCTAGGAGCATCAGAAGGAGAGCAGGCAGGACGTGAACACGGCACGGAGCGTGCCACATTTACGACACACATGCTGCCTGACTTCTTTGATGATGCCAACCGGAAAAGTTACCGGTTAGTCATTGACAGTCGCGTTTGGGACATTGTAGGTGTCGCAGAAATCGCGCATCGGCAATTCATGAAACTGACCATCGAATTGAAAGAAGGGAATGATCAGTAATGAAATGTCGATGGAACGCCAGATGGAAGAAGTGTTCAGAGCCTTTAAGGATCTGACCTTCGAACTGAATCCACTGATGCGGAAGAAGCTGGCCGATCGGCACAGCCAACTGTTCGTGCAAGCGGCCAGGAATCGCGCACCGGTGTCTGATGAAGTTCATGTCCATTACAACCGGCACGGTGAACGTGTGGAGATCCATCCAGGCAACCTGCAGAGATCCATCCAGGTGTTGCGTTTAAGACGCGCACCCTATTCGACGTTTGTTGGTCCGCGTGTAGTCAAGTCATTCGATGGTGTTTATTCTGGCCGGCGAGTTAATGCATACTATGCGCATTGGGTCGAATTTGGTCATGCGGGTGTTCCTGCAAAACCATACATGCGACCGGCGTTCATGGAAAACCAGGATGCATTCATTGCAGGAATGGTGGTGGCTTACCGGCACACAATTAGCCGTTGGGTCATGCAGCAATCACATTTGAGACAAGCAGCATAAAATGGCACACTTCAGCGCAGGAATTGTCGATATCATTAAAAACGATGCCGGACTTGGTGCGGTGATTAATGACCGGATCCACGGATCCGTGATTCCCCAACCCGAGACATACCCGGCAGTCACATACCAGGGTATCACAAACAGGCAATCCAACACGAAGGACGGACCATCAACCGTTGTCCGGTACTTGGTCCAGTTCGTGATCTATGCGAAGACGTACCAACAGATGGCTGACATTGAACTATTGCTGGAAGCTGCATTGAACTGGAACACCCTGACCGGTGGTCCAAGCACTGCCAAGTATACTGCAGCCGGTGTCACGTTCCTTCACATCAGTCCTGAAGACCAGGGTGATGATGATTACGACCACCGGACAAACACACATTTCAAGCGGGTGGATTATCTGTTCGCTGTTGACAAAAGCTAAAAATCATGAAAGCGAAATTGATTAAGAACTGGAAGAAGACGAAGGACAAAACGGTTCCCAAGGGAACGGTGATCGACGTCACCAAAGACAAATACCAGGAACTGCAGGAATCCGGCCATGTCGGTCCATACGATTCAAGTCTGGAAGACTGGCCAGCTGACCGGCATGAAGGGAAACCATCACCGGCACCTGCAGCTGAGAAATCGAAGTAAGGATCCTCTGATCTGAAATCACACTGATCATCATGCGCATTCAGTTCGTCAAAGAATACATTAAAAAATCGGGCAAGCCGATCAAAGTTGGAACCATCGTGGAATGCACGAAGGAGAAGGCGCAGTATTACATTGATGGCGGGTATGCGACCAAAGCCGGTGATTGGGTGCCACCGTTTTTGCGCGGCAATAACGGAATGATGTCAGTCAAGGATAAGGAAACCGGCATTCCAATGCGGATGCGGGAATATTAATTGACAAATTAAAATCAACGAACAATGGCACAGACAACCAATGTGATGAACTCATCCCTGTTCAAACTTTACGCGGACGGGACGGCGGTTGGTTACAGCACGAATGTCAGTGTGAACCTAGTTCACAATCCACGTGACACCACCACGAAAGACAATTCTGGCGGTTTCCATTCATTTTTGGAAGGATCGCTGTCAGGCACAGCTAATGTTGCAATTCTCTATGCGGAAGACGCAGCACATGGCCTGGATGAAGTCTGGACTGCGTATGTCGGAAGGGCTACAATGGCACTGTTGATTGGTTACAATCAGTCAGGTGACACCACGATTGGTGCGGATGCATATGTCACATCAATTGACATGGAAAGTCCGGAACACAATCAGAACGTCACGGCCAGTGTTGGATTCCAGCTGACCGGCACCATCGCCAGAACAGTTGTGGTCTAAATCGTAAACACTTAAAATTCAATTGAATATGAAACCTGATGTTGTAACACTCGCAGGGAATGAATATCCCTTCTTTTTCGGTATGGCCAGCCTTGATACGTTGCTGGAACGCCACGACTGGACATTGGAAAATTGGCGTGCCAATTCCACAAGCATTAAGGTGCAGACGGAAATCTTTTTGTTGGGCCTGCAGCAAGGTCATGACATTGTGCAGGATCCTGAAGGCACCAAGTCGCCGAACGAAATTGAAGCATGTCCGATCAAGGATGAAAAGCACTTGTTGAAGTTGATGGATCGATCGGAAGCTTCGTTTTCCAAGATGGTCGAACTGGTTGCAAAAAACATGACGCGGGTCATGGGTGTCGATGTCACGGATGAAGGCGAAGAAGCGGAAGCGACCACAGATGAACTGAAGCCAGGATTTGAAGATGTTGAAGAACGTGCAGCGGCACAGCCGGAAGAAGGTGAAGATGACCGTGTTGAACAACTGGCAGCGGAATCAGAACAGGATTACCAGGAAAGCCAGGAAGAAGAAGAACCTGAATCGGGAAAAAAGTAAAAGCCCTGACTATCCAGGAAGTCAGGGTTTATGCGTTGAACTGGTTGCAGATTTCAATGCATGAATATGGCAAACATCCACCTGGATTGCTCTTTGACAGACTTTATTTCTATTCGAAGGAACGCTATGAACGTGCCATCGATGAACACCGCAGCCGTCAGGTTGTGTCGCGATTTCTGGCACACGCAGTTGTCAAGTATTTCTTCAAGGATCCGGAACAGTTCACTGAAGAACACATTGGCGTCTGGCCGTGGGAAGGTGAAAGGTACAAGCGGTTGGTGGAACAACTGAAACCACCGAGTGATGAAGAAATTGCAGCAGATAAAGCGCGTGTTGATGAATGGGAACAAAACCTGATCGAAGGAACGAAGTCTGGACGCATCAAATGGATCACACCGAATTGGGATCCGGATGAAGTGAAGAAGCTGTTCAGGGATATGCGCGAAGCTAAAGCACAGGAAGCAGATGCAAACACTAGCGGACCTACTGATCCGGATTAATTCAACCACCAAAGGCCTGCAGCAAGGTCTGTCCAGGGCTGAAGGTCAGTTGAAGCGATCATCCAGAAACATTGGGAAGATCGCCGATGGAATCAACAGATCCATCACACTTCCGTTTGCATTGGCTGGTGCGGCATCGGTCAAGATGTTCGCCGATGTAGAACAATCATTTGCAAAGATCGAAAACCTGGTTGGTGTCACTGGATCCATTCTGGATGACTTTAAATCCAGCGTCAAAGATTTGAGTGTTACAACAGGGAAGTCACAGGCAGACTTGGCAGAAGCCTTGTTTGTCGTGACTTCCGCAGGTAAGCGTGGCACCGAAGCCACCAGGATCTTGGAACAGGCAGCGAAGGCATCAGCTGTTGGCCTGGGACAAACAGAAGCAATTGCGCGGACGGTCACATCCGCAATGACTGCATATGGCGAAGCAGAATTATCTGCAGCTGCAGCCGGTGACACACTATTCAAAATTGTTAAGGAAGGAAACCTTGAAGCCAGCAGTCTGTCTGGAACGATCGGACAGCTGTTGCCGCAGGCGTCCACACTAGGTATCGCATTTGGTGACCTGGGTGCAAACATCGCCGTGATGACGCGGCTAGGACTTGGTGCAGAAGAAACCGTCACAACGCTGAAGTCAGTGATGGGTGCGTTGATCAAACCATCCGCGCAAGCTGCGAAAGCATTGGCCAGCGTTGGGTTGTCATCGCAGAAGCTGCGTGAAATGGTCCGTGAAAAAGGACTGGCCAGAACACTGGTGTTCCTGCGTAAAGCATTTGAAGGCAATGATGAAGCACTGGCCAAGGTTATTCCGAACGTCAGGGCGTTGACTAATGTCCTGGGTACCACCGGCGCACAAGCGGAAACATATCTGCAGATTGCAGAAGACTTGGTAAAGACCAATGGCGAAGTGGACAAAGCATTCGCCAAAACAGCGCAGACGTCCAGGCAGAAGCTTGCAGTGGCATTTGTCAAGATTCAGAATGCCGGCATTGAACTTGGTGCGACACTCGCACCGGTGGCCACGAAACTGGCAGATGATGTTGGACGGCTGGCGTCCTGGTTCAGCAACCTGGATGATCAGACAAAAGTGAACATTGTCAGGTTCGGATTACTGGCGTCGCCCGATCGTGACTGGGAAAC